GGTATAATTTAATAATTAATAATAGTGGACAGAACTTTGGCTCTGCTCCGTGTTTTGGTTATTAAGAGTGGTTTTATCCGGCTCTTGCAAATGAGTGCTTTTAAGCGACTCAATATCTTCTGTGGATATAGTAGGTGTTAATTCATTTGAACCCTCTAATACCGCACTTATTTCAATTAATTTGGCTTCTTTTACTGCCCAAAAGAAACCTTCTTTCTCTGCTTTGTCTTTATTGCCGAGTTTCCCTATAATGTCATTCCAGGTTTTAAACTCTTCTTCGTACTCTGAATCATTTATGGCTAAGTCCATTTTGACGTAGTACATTCCAACTGAATGTTGGTCTATTGCTCCCGTTTTATACTCAGCGAATATTTGGTTATTCATAGACTTTTTGATGTTTGAATCCATCATTAAGGCAATAGTACTACCTGCCTTGTCTACTCCTAAGTCTGCCCATTTAACCTCCTTCTCGTAAACCTTTGTCGGTGTACCTACCTTTGCAGTCAGTTTGTATTCGTGGTCGTGCAAATGCCATATCTTTCCTGCTCTTTCTCCTATAGATTTTCCAAATGTTGAACCTACGTGAACATCACCGTGAGAGTCTAACCAGTTATACGTATTACCTACAATAGTTCTTTTTATAACGCTATCCGTATCACCTTCACTTGATGTACTCAAAGCCTTAACCAAACTCTTTTGATGTTGTATTAGTTCCGGAGTGAAGACATTCATCTTTTTAGATGCCTTCTTCATTTCACGAATCTCATTCTTGTTAGAATGCAAATATTGAAATAACTCTTTTTTTGTTGGAAATTCTAAACTCATTTCTTTACGGGTATTTTAGCCTTAACTATTTTCTCTTTAACCTCTCTTAGTTCCTTAACCTGCTCTTTTGTGAGTTTGTTTTTAGCTTCCTTCATTGTTCATATTTGTTAAATTAACATTTGATTGACCAGCTAACTCATCTCCTCCTTCTTCTAAATCATCCAAACCAACTAAATCTCTAACCTCATCCCTTGTCATACTCTCCATTATTTTAGTGGATACGTTTGTTTGAGCATTATTTAAAGACTGTGCAACTTCGTTTGTAGATGCCTTAATTTCTTCAATAGATGTAAGGTCTACAGTAATTTTTTCGTCAATTCCTAACTGCTTAGAAAGCCATCTAGATAGTTCTTTGTCTACCTTGTTAGCTAATGGAATGTAAACGTCTGTATATGCCGTTCTTTTGGCAGTTTCTACGTTGTTGTATGTGCTGCTTTGAGTATCGTTAAACAATACGCTTGGCATTCCATAAACTCCGCACAATAGCCTTAATGAAGATAAAATACCATCTAACAATTTAAGGTCTGTAGGTGACATTCCCGTTTGCAGGTATCTTAGCTTACTTGTACTGACGTTAATTTTATTGTAGTTTTCTGCTCCTGCAGCACTTGAATCGAACTGATTTTGTAGTTTCTTTCTTTCCGGTTCAAGCATTGGAGTATCTGAATCCGTAGTTAAAATACCTACAATACCTCTGCTTTTAAAGATAGATGCATCTGCTTTTAACTTCTCCATTGAAGATGCAACGACTATCCAAGCCGCCTGCAATGGTGAAAGACCGTATTTTCCACCAACTTCTGTTACATTCACTACATTGGAAGTCTTTATATGCAGAATATCGTCAACATCATAACGAACTATAGTGCCATTAGGCAAAGTGTACTGATAATATAAAATTAAATTTGTGGTTTCGCTGCACTCTATTTCTGTTCGCTGAGTCATTAAGACTTCTAACTCAACCCCTAAACCACCTTCACCTCTTATGATTCGAATGAAACAATTACCGGTTAACAGTAATAACTCATTTATCTTCTCCCTAAACTCAATTTCATCATCATCTTCATTAGGGTTTTTGAGCAAATCCAATATTGCAGAATCAGATTCTTCACCCTCATCGTTAAGTAAAACTCTTTTGATTGATGCGCTAGAATAAGCTATTCTTTTTACAATCATATAAACTAATGGATTTTCTCCATAAGCCCTGGTGTATTTTATAAATCCGCTTCCCGTACCTAACCAATATGAGAAAAAAGAGTCAATAAGATTCAATCCATCGTTACCAAATGATTCCGGTGTGTTCTCGGTAATACTCTTAGGTGTAAAGGCATTTAATGCACGTTTAACAATGTTTTCACCCATATCTCAAAACTATATTTAAAGACAAATATAATACAAAGAAAATTGCCCATACAAAAAAGCACCCACATAATGCAGGTGCTTTCAAATATTGGTGAACTTTTGTTCATTTTCAAACCAATAATATTAATTTTTAGCTTATCTGTTTTTTAATGCCGTGTTAATCTGTGTTAGTAATTCATTGGCTCTTTCTAGTTCCTTACTATCTAAGTGGTGACCGTTTAAAAGGGCGTTTAGTATATCTGAATCTTTCATTTTATTTGTAAATCTTACCAGTTCCGTCACAAGCAAAACAAACACCATTAGATACATAATGGTAATGGTCTATTTTCCCTTTTCCGTTACATTTTCCACATGGTTGGTATCTTGCCGCTTCGATAGCCGCTTCTTTTCTTACCTCATCTTGTTCTTCCCATAACTGCTCTAGGTTTCCAAAACAATCACCCACCCAACTATCATCTTCGTTCATTAAAGAATCTAATTTTTTGTCTAGTTCTGCTTCTGTGTATTCTTTGTGGTTTGTCATGTTTTCTTTGTTTGTTTATATAGATGTTAAAAAGTTAAGTTTTTCTTGTATTGGTTTTAAAGACTTTGTACTTTTAATAATCTCTCCATTTAACCAAAGACTAAAATTATCTCTATTAAAAGATACCTCAATTAAATCTTCTTGTGAGTTTGTGAATTCTAAATCTTGTTCTTTTAATCTTTCTATAGTAAGTTTCATTTTGTTTGTTTTTGTTTGTTTGATGGTACAAATATAAGTACTTATATACTTAGAAACACAAATAAATGCTTTTTTATTTTAAAATAATAGCTAAGTAATTGATAATTAGAAAGAAAAATATTAAAAATACAGTTATAGAAACGTAATTAAAGGGTATCTAATCGCATCACAAGCGTGATTGTGCTTGTCTACGGGAACATCTAGAATCGTTTCAGTCCTTTCGTCTATCTTAAATTTGTAGTTGTTGAACTCATCCTGGACATTCTTAGAGTCTACGTGAACGTGCAAATTATAACTGTTAACCTTCCTAATTCCATCAAGAATAGAACCTGCCCCCTTCTTTGTTTTCATTGCAGGCAGACCTGCCTTCTGTAGTGTTATGATTGAACGTGGCTCTGACGTATCACAAACTATGTAAGTCTTCTGCTCTTTAAGTAATTCTTCTTGCATTAAGGTATCTATTACCCAGGAAAAATCTTCTATTTCGTTACCGTAAATTATCTCTTTGATGTATAAATCTTTGTCTGAAATGATTAATTTGATACAAGCAAAAGCATCATTGAAACCCCAATCTAAGCCGTAAAAAACATAGTCATATCCTTCCGGCTCATCTGTGTAAGTATCCCACTTATGAAATATTATCTCTTTACCCTTGTACACCTCTCCTTTGCCGTAGATAGTCCATTTACGCTTGTCTGTAGTTCCTTGTGCATCATTATACTCATTTTGCTGATATGATTCAATCTTATTCACCTGGGGTAAAGTCAAAAATGGATTGTCTAAATAAGATGAGCGAAATTGCTTAACATTATCTCTTTTGTCTAATTTATAGATGTAAGAATCCGGTTCAGAAGGGTTACAATCTGCAATCCAAAACTCCCTGCACCGTTGTTCTAGATTGTCAAAAGTAACCTTAGGAATATTTATTGCTTCATTGATAAAGAATATATCACAAGCCAATCCGTGAACCCTCATTGCATCGTCTTTCATTCCTATGAAAATAATAGTGTTTCCATTGAAATTAACTGACATTTCCTGCTTGTTAAAATGCATATTAGGGAACATAGGAGGCATACCATTCAATCCGTAACAAAGTGCGTTAAAATCCTTTAAAACAGTTCTTCTTAGGTTTACCAAACTATCTCTACCTATTACAATTTCCTTTCCGGTGTGCTGCATACAGTACAAAAGAATCCATTGTATAGCAGAAACAGTTTTTGATGAACGTGTACCTCCAACTAAAACTATTCCTCTATAGCCTTCTTTGTGCGATTCATCAATCCTCGCTAGGTTTATCGTTCCCTTTATCTTCATTTGTTGGCATTACAATTCTAACCTCTACCGGCTCACGGTCTGAAATATGTTCTGTTTGAATCCTTTCAACATACCCTCTGTGCTTTCCTTTTGTCTTTAAATAAAAAATAGTAGCTACGGTATTACCTTTTCCTATTTGCTTGTACAGTTGGCTTTCTGCGAAGTCTATAGCTATGTTTTGAATATCGTCTACTTTACCTGCAAACTTTTTATCCTCCTTCAACCAATGATAAAATTGAGTCCTTCCAACACCCACCTTTAAACAAGCAGTAGTTACAACCCCTAAAGATTTCTCCAACGCTTCAATAATTGCTTTTTTATGTTGTTCGGTCTTGTTCATTATAAATTTAATTGTATTGCAAAACTAGTACCTCTGTGTTTAGCTTCCTTAATCATATTTGGGTACATCTCAATTAGTTTTTTAACTGCTTTTTTTTCTTTTTCTATTCTTTTGCTATCTCTGCATCCACCTTTTAATTGAGTGTGTTCGTGCTGCATAAACAAAACATTTGAACGCACAGTTAATCCCACCTCTCTAATGTGTCTTAATGAAAGTTCATAATCTTCCTTTACTTCAAAATCTTCATCAAAATAATATGTTCCGTCATTTATTACACCCATACAAGAACCCAGGCAAACACCTTGAAAAAGAAAAGGATTATAAGGGTATAAAGTTAAATTGTTTCCCGATGTAAAGAAGCCGGTAATCTTACTTCCCGTTTGCCTTGAAACATCAAATAATTTAATTATTTCACTAATGTAAATCGACTCATCTGTTATTCTTTTTATTTTATATTTTTCCTCTGTTCTTTCTACGTATCCACCGTATTGAAAATCATCATCTATAAAAAAAACATCTGTACTTGTGTTTTTTAATATCCAATTTCTACTAGCGGTTATACCTTTTATTTCATTAGGAATCCCCACTATCTCGTTAGGGTAAATCTTGTATTGACTCACTTCGCTTTTAGGCACGAATATAGTTGCGGATTTAAATACTTTCTGCGAAGTCATTATTCCTGCTCTGCCTTTTGATGGTATGCAAATTTTAAATTCCGACACGTTCTCTAAATGTTTTTAAGTCAAATACTCTTTCTGTTCCGAATTGTTCGCTTGAACTTCCTTTTCTACAACCTCCCATCCTTACAGTTTCACATTTGAAAATTGTTTTTAATTCATCCCACTCAAAGCTATCTTCGTCAGCCATAATTAAGATGTATTCTTTTTTTGGCATAACTTGAAGTGATTGAGGGATTTCTATATCATCTCCTTCTTCTGAATTGTCAACCAAATCAATTACATCCATTCCCCATTCACGAAGTTTGTCATTCTCCCAATCACTATCAAGTATACTCCAATCGTGTTCTCCGAAACTTACGTTATCTTTTATTATGTACTCTAAACACTGTTCTTCATAAGTAGCTTCTTTTATTCCCTCTTCCCTTCTAGCTTTGTTATTTATCTCAGCGTGTTCTTTGGTGAATACTTCTACCGGTACAACTTTCTTCTGTAATTCCATACAAGCCTTATATCTCATATTTCCGCAAAGAATCATATTATCTAAATCCACTTTTATTGGATTCATTAACATAAATGCAGGTGAAACCTTAACCGAGTGCAAAAGAAGTTTATACTT